GGTGGTGAGGCCATTTGGTTAAACTCATCTTTGGTTTTCTTGTTCGGTAACCAAAAAGGTGCGGGTACTACAAAGATTACCGCAACCAAAGACAAAAGAACTGTTAAGTTTGCAACTCGTACTAAGGTATCTGTTATGAAAAACCACATCAATGGTTTAGGTTATGAAGATGGTAAAATCATCGTAACACCACACGGATTCTTGGCGGGTAAAGAAGCGTCTGAGGAAAAAGCTTCTATTGAGGCTTACAAAAAAGAACATTCTGATTATTGGAAACAAATTATCGGAACGGATGGTGAGTTTACACTCACGGAGGACAAAGAAGTTGTTGAATAACATAAAAATTTAATTGTGACCAAGACACTTTTAGTTGACGGAGATAATCTTTTCAAAATAGGTTTTCATGGGGTAAAGGAATATTACCACAATGGAAATCATATTGGTGGAATATTTCACTTTGTTAACACCTTGAGAAAGTTCTTAAAAGAGCACAATTACGACAAAGTTATCGTCTTTTGGGATGGAGAGAATAACTCCACCCAAAGACGACTTCTCCTACCTCAATATAAAGAGAATAGACGGTCTGAAACCAACGAGTTGAAGCGTCAGTCATACGAGTGGCAAAAGTCTCGTATACGTCAATATTTGGAGGATATGTTCATACGTCAAGTATGTATTGAAAACTCTGAAAGTGATGATTTGATTTCATACTATTGTCAAATATCACAAGACGAAAAAAAGACAATTTTTTCATCGGACAAAGATTTAACACAACTCATTTCTGAGAATGTGGAAATCTATTCGCCGATTAAAAAGGAGTACCACAAATACGGAGAAAGAATTAATATTGGTAATCTTTGGATACCACATCAAAATGTTGTTACTTACAAAATTTTGACTGGTGATAAGTCCGACAACATTGATGGTATTTTGTTGTTGGGTGAAAAGACTATTGTAAAATTATTTCCTGAGGTACTTGAAAAAACGACATCTATTTCTGATATTTTTACAACAATCAATAAATTGACTGAAGATGAAAAGAAACAGAAATCGATATGTAACATCCTTGAAGGAAAAACAAAACGAGGTTCCCTCGGTCAAGAATTTTTTGAAATCAACAAAAAACTTGTTGATTTGTCCGACCCATTAATATCAAACGAGGGTAAAGAAGAAGTCAAAGCTTATTATGAAGAAGAGTTGGACCCCGACGGTCGAGGTTACAAAAATCTAATGAGATTAATGAACGATGATGGAATCTTTAAGTACCTACCTAAAGTTGATGACCAATGGGTCGAATTTTTACAACCATTTATGAAATTATCAAGAAAAGAAAAAAAACGATACAATACTAAAAATTAAAATTATGAAAGAACAACAAATGCAAGACACGACAAAGATGGAATTCTTATTGACTTTGAATGACAACATCATCGTACAAAGATTCTACAATGTTAAGGGGTACAACCCAAAGGCACGAAAAAGTTTGGAAGTTGCGGCTATCTTGAAAGAGGTTGCGGAGCTTGTTGAAAACAATCTTAAAATCAAATCATTGATTTACATGATTGATAATCAAGACCAAATTATCACCGACCCTGAGATTTTGGAAACATCAAATACCGAGGGTGCTGAGTACTTTAACCTTTATGTGAGAATTGGTGAAGAGACAATTTGTCATAGAATTGTTGACGCTAAATTGTACCCACCAAAGGTAAGATATACCGTGGATATACGTCCAGAGTTAAAAACTATACTTAGAGGTCTAACTGACATTTTTTCAGCTGAAAATTTAAGTTACAAATACATGAACTATCAGCTCGCTTAAGAGTATTTATAAATCCGAGAGGGAGTTAAACGTTATTAAAAGTTATGTCAAACGATAAGAATTTTGGTTATTTAGGGAACACATTTCAAATACAATTATTAAACAATATTATTCTCAATAAAGATTTTGCCACTTCTATCGTTGACGTTTTAGACCCAAAGTATTTTGACAATCAGTACTTCCGACTTATCATGCAAATGATAAAGGAATACTACATCAAGTACGAACACGCACCTACGTTCAACACATTAGACCAGTTGACAAAATCTGAGATAACATCACCAATGGCTCAAAAGATGGTGATGGACATGTTGGAACAAGTTAAAGAATGTCCGATTGAGGGTTCTGACTTTGTCCAAGAAAAATCTTTGAAGTTCTGTAAACAACAAGAACTACAAAAGGTTATGTCAAAGGCTCAGAAAATCATTGACAAAGGGGATTTCGAAAGTTATGACCATTTGGAAGAAATGGTTCGTGAAGCCCTACAGGTTGGTGAGGTTGAGATAGGTACTTCTGACGTGTTCTCTAACTTAGATGAGGTTTTGGATGACGATTACCGACACCCGATTCCTATGGGTATTCAAGGTATTGATAACTTGTTAAAAGGTGGGTTGGCTAAAGGAGAAATCGGTGTAATATTGGCACCAACTGGTGTTGGTAAAACAACAATTTTGTCTAAACTCGCAAACAATGCATTCAATTTAGGGTACAACGTTCTACAAATATTTTTTGAGGACAACCCTAAAATCATTCAACGTAAACACTTCACAATGTGGACAGGAATTGCTCCTGATGACTTATCAAACCACAGAGAAGTTGTAATAGATAAAGTTAAAGAAATTAGGTTAAACACTAAAAATAAGTTAACTTTGAAGAAATTGCCATCAGATACTATGACTATGAATCAAATCAAAAATCAGGTAAGAAAAATGATGGCTGAGGGTAATAAAATTGATATGATTGTTATTGACTATATTGATTGTATTGTACCTGACAGAAAGTTGGAAGATGAATGGAAAAGTGAGGGTTCAGTAATGAGAGCGTTTGAAGCTCTTTGTCACGAACTTCAAATTGTTGGATGGACTGCAACCCAAGGTAACCGTTCATCAATTTCTTCTGAAGTGGTAACAACAGACCAAATGGGTGGTTCTATTAAGAAAGCACAAGTTGGTCACGTGATTATCACTGTAGCAAAAACTCTTCAACAAAAGGAGATGAATTTGGCAACAATTGCAATTACAAAATCACGTCTTGGTAAAGACGGGGTTGTATTTGAGAATTGTAAGTTTGATAACGAATTCTTGGTAATTGATACTGAACAAAGTGTTACCATGTTAGGACTTGAAGAACAAAAAGAAGAAAGAAACAGAACTAGAATTAATGAGTTGTTGAATCAAAGAAGACAACGAGAAACTACAAATAATTAAAATAAAAAACTATGGATAATTACATTTTTAGTATGGCACTAAAGGACCACCGATATGTTGTAAAAAGAAGCGGTGAAACAGTCTTATTTGAATCTGAAAAGATTAAAAGGGCGATTGTGAAGGCAATGGCATCGATTGGAAAGGTTGATGAAGAAATGGCAGATAAAATCGCTAGACTAACAACAAAGAGTATCTTCAAAGGAGATAAAGACAGAGTTCCACACGTGGATGAAATCCATGATATGGTGGAGAATAAACTTATGGATAATGGATTGAACGATGTTGCAAAAGAATACATCATCTACCGTTCAAAACACAGACCAAACATCTTCAATAAAAGAACTAATTTGAAACCGTACGAATACCCTGAATTGGTTGAATATGTGGATGCTATTAGACACTCATATTGGGTTCACACTGAATTTAATTTTACATCTGATATTCAAGACTTCAAAGTACACTTGTCAGAAAAAGAACAAGCGGCAGTACAAAGAGCAATGTTAGCTATTTCACAAATTGAAATTGCGGTAAAAACATTTTGGGGTGATATCTACAAGAGATTACCAAAACCTGAAATTGGAAACGTTGGGGCTACATTCGCTGAATCAGAAGTTAGACACGCAGATGCGTACTCACACCTTATCCAACTTCTTGGATTGAATGGTGAGTTTGAAAATCTGTTGGAAGTACCAGCAATTCGTAGAAGAATCAAATATTTGGAAAAGACAATCACAAATTCTAAGTCTGTAGAAAGTCAGGACTATTTTGAATCTGTTGTTTTATTTTCTATGTTTGTAGAAAACGTTTCATTGTTTTCACAGTTCTTGGTTATCATGTCATTTAACAAACACAAAAATGTTTTAAAAGGTATTAGTAACGCTGTAGAAGCAACATCAAAAGAAGAGAACATTCACGCTGAGTTTGGTTTTGATTTGGTTAACATTATAAAAAAAGAAAACCCATCATGGTGGACAGATGAGTTGGTTGAAGATTTGATTCAGTCCACCAAAGAAGCATACGAAGCAGAAAAAGATATAGTTGATTGGATTTTTGAGATGGGTGACTTGACTTTCTTGTCAAAAGCACAAACTTTAGAATTCATCAAGCATAGATTTAATACTTCTTTGAACGCTATCGGTATTGATAATATTTTTGAAATCAACCAACCTTTGTTGGAAACAACTGAGTGGTTTGATGATGAAATTTTAACAACAAAACATACTGATTTCTTCAATAAAAGAAGTATCAATTATAGCAAAAAATCAAAATCGATAACGATGAACGATTTATTTTAATAAGAATTATTTAAGAAACATGGAAAATAGAGAACCTTTTGATTGGATTAACGAAGAGTCAATTACATTTCTTCGTAGAGGATATTTGAGTGAGGGAGAAGAACCCTTAGAAAGAATTAAAACAATTGCAGAACATGCCGAGAAAATCTTGGGTATTGATGGTTTTGCTGACAAGTTCTATGATTATATGGGGCGTGGTTGGTATTCATTATCATCACCTGTTTGGGCTAACTTTGGTAAGAAAAGGGGATTACCTGTAAGTTGTTTTGGTTCTAATGTGGGTGACAATATTGAGTCAATTTTATACACACAAGCAGAAGTTGGTGAAATGAGTAAAATGGGTGGAGGTACCTCAGGTTACTTTGGTAACATTCGTGGTAGAGGTGCTAAAATTACAGACAACGGACATGCTCCCGGTGCAGTTCACTTTATGAACTTGTTCCAAAGTGTTGTGGATAATATTTCACAAGGTTCAACACGTAGAGGTAGATTTTCACCATACCTACCAGTAGAACATCCTGATATTATGGAGTTCTTGGAAATCGGTACGGAAGGATTCCCAATTCAAGATTTAACACACGCAGTGACTGTTACTGATGAATTTATGGAACAGATGGTTAATGGTGACAAAGAGAAACGAGCTATTTGGGCAAAAGTAATTCAACGTAGAGGTGAAATTGGTTACCCATATATCATGTTCACTGACACAATGAATAAAAAAGCACCTGAAGTTTATAGAGACAAAGGAATGAAAATTTACAATTCGAATCTTTGTTCTGAAATTGCACTTCACAATTCAGAAGAAGAGTCTTTTGTTTGTGTATTGTCATCTATGAACTTACTTCATTATGATGAGTGGAAAGACACCGACGCAGTAGAAATGATGGTATATTTCCTTGATGCTGTTGTAACAGAGTTTATCAGCAAAATTGATGACATCCGAAACAGTGGTACCATTGAAGGTCAGAGAGCATTTTTCTACCTTGAAAAAGCATACAACTTCGCTAAGAGACAAAGAGCACTTGGTTTGGGAGTATTAGGATGGCACTCACTACTTCAATCTAAAGGATTACCATTTGATAGTAAGGATAGTGCAAAATTAAACATTGAAGTTTTCAAATTGATTAGAGATAAATCATATGATGCATCGTCTAAATTGGCTGAGATGTTTGGTGAACCTGAAACTTTAGTTGGGTATGGTAGAAGAAACGTTACATTAAACGCAATTGCACCTACTACATCATCAGCGTTTATTTTGGGTCAAGTATCTCAATCGATTGAACCTATTTGGTCTAACGCATATGTTAAAGACGTGGCTAAATTGA